GGTCATCAAATACTGGACAGTAAGCAATAGTAATTTTATTTCCTAAAGCATTATACGAAGTAAAGTTACCTCCTAATTCAACATCAGAACCAGCTTTGATATCTTTCATTGAACCACCTGTCATTGAGCCAGCAGGAGCAACAATAAGTTCTTTCATAGCTTTATGGAAAGCAATTCTTCCTTCAGTTCCAGTGAACACAACCCAATGGTTACCTTCAGCTGTTTGTGAATTAAGAGAAATTTTTCCAATAAACTCAGTAATGATATCTTCTGTTAACGAACCAGCAGTATATGTAGCTTGATTAGATGAACTAATCTGAGCTAATACACCATCACCAATAGTGTGAGCACCAGTTCCACTAGATGTTCCGTCTACAGCAGCTCTCGTTGAACCATCAGCATATACTCCAGCATCGATACCTGAAATAATATCAACATTAGTTGCAGAGTAATTAGTAGCCGCAGTTGTTATAGAATTTTCACCGTACCATCTTTGTAATTCTTGCTCATACATAAATTGGTCCATCATGTGTTGCTCTTTTGTGAAGTACCAAAGTGATTGACCATTATTTTCAACCCAAGAAACATCAGTGGCATCTTTACCAGTGATTGTACATTTCTTTCTGTTGATAGTCATCCAGTTTTTGTAAGTATCTGGATACATGTTGTTTTCACCAACATCAGCACCAGAAGAACCTGTAGGGAATGCAGAACCAATTCTACCTACTACTTCTCCAATTGTATTAGCAGCAGCTGATAAAGCTGTAATCATTTCAACTGTATATGTGTTAGTAGATAAAACAGTTACTAATCCTGTAGCTCCATCTGAGAATCTAACTACATCATATAAATTGAACCAATTTTCCACACTTCCACCTGAAGTATTTTCAAAAGTAAATGTTTCTGCTGTACCAGCATCTACACCTGCTCCTGAAGTTGTTGTTTTTATTAAAACTTTTCTTGATAGTCTATTCATTACTTTCCATTCGTAAGAACTATCACCTAAAACCATTTCAGAAGCATGTCTTCTAGTATGTTCTAGAAGATATGTCATAGAATATCTTGGGTAAAGAGATATTAAAGTTTTAGCAATTTCTGGATATTGTAACAAGTTTGCATTTAAAGCATTTGCAGCCGTTGTTCCTCTTCCATACGTACCCGTACTCGTTGTAGCCATTTTTTAAATTTATTAATTAAACATTATTTTAGTTTGCTCAATTAACTTTCAACTATTTTAGACATTGTCTTATATTTGTCTACTCGCTCATAAAAGCTTTTGGGTCAAATCCAGCGCCCTTAGGTTGATAAGGGTTTCGGCTTTTCCCAGTGTTAAGGCTTGGCGACTGTATTTTGTCCATTAGACTTTTACTACCTTCGTTACGACCTTGAGAACGAAGAATATCTTTGATTTGGTCTTTGTATAGCAGAAACATAGCTACGTCCGCAACATTGGCGTGACTTGACCATAATTCTTTTGCCATATCTTTAGTAGCAAATCTAAATACTTCTTCTTTTTGTTTCTTGGTTACTTTACCCCCCATGAATCTGTCCATATCTTTTAAATGAGTTTGCAACCCTGTTCTCGCTTCATTTATTTTTTTATTTTTTTGTTCTGATTCCTCTTGTTGTGTTTTAGATAAAACTTGTTTTTGTTGTTTGATAGCTGTTTTAATAGTTCTTTTTATCTCTCTACCTTTAATAGAAATCATTCCGTTACGTTGCATTTTATCTATAGTGTCATCTATCTCAGATTGAGTTAGCCCGTCAGCTTTTAACTCTTCTATTACAAGCTCTTTATTAGAATATTCTAAATATTTTTCTAAAGTTTGTATTTCTGGACTTGACACTTCATCACTAGAAGAACTATCTTTAGTATTCATAGCTTCTAATGTTTGTTTAATCTCCCCTTTAGAAGCTCCCTCTATACCTAATTCTTTAGCAATTTTATCCCAGTCTAAATTCGCTTCTTCTTCTTTTTCTTTTTGTGCGGCTGCTTCCCAATCATATTCTTCTTCTTTTTCAGACTCTTCTAACTCTTCTTGTTTCTTTTCCCAATTCCAGTCATTTTCGTCTGTTACTGGCTCACCTTCTTCATCAGTTTCATCAACTTCTGGAACTTCAACTTCCCCTAAAGAAGCTCCTTCTGTAAATGCTAGTGGATTAAACTCATCTTTGTTTTCTTTTGTTTCTGTAGACGCTTCGTTAGCAACTTCTTCTACTAAACTTGATTTTTCTTCTGACATATTTTTTTATTTTATTGGTCCCTATTTTGCAAAGATACAAATTATTTTTTAACTTTTTCTTTTGCTCTCATTTTATCCTCCGTAGTTGATTTAGACTCTCTACTATAAGTATTTTTTTCACCGTCTTTTTTATCGGTATCTTTATTTAATTCGTGGTCAGCTAGTTTTTTATTAAATTCTGCGTCTTGAGAGGAATCGTGTATATCTCTCTTGTCTTCAGATTGTAACGTCGCAACCGCCATTCTAGAATCAGCTTGTATTTCAGCAACTTGTATTTTAGTTTCGTTATCCATTTGTTTTAACTGAGCTTCTGATTCAAATTTAGCTTGTTCAGCTTGTTGTTGCGCTTGTATTTGTTGCATTTCTCTTTGTTGTTGTTCCGCAGCTTGTTCTTTCATTTTCTCCATACCTTTTTCTAAAACTTTTTCTGCTTCGGTCATAGTATCAGATTTAATAACCTTTAATATATTTAATAAATCAATATTACCAGCTTGTAATGCAGATTGAGCTAATTGCTGCACAACTTGTTTCATCGCATCGTCTTTACCGCTATCACCTACGTAAACTCCAAAATCTTGTAAAGCAATAGAAGGCATTATATTTAAAAATTTATAAGCTCCATCTCCCAATATCATTGCTGCTTTTTTACCTCCTGCCCAAGCAATTTTCATATTGTTACATAGAGACTCTAGTACTCTTTGTTTAACTTCCGAATGAGAATAAAACCATGATTCAGTAATTGTAGATGATTGTACCACACTTCTTTGCACGTTACCTACATATTCATACTGTTCTACCGCTCCTTCTCTCTGTCTAGTGACTCCAGAAAGCTGACCAGCCATGTCTTCTAACATTACTTTTAAATTAATTAATTGTTGAACTGATTGTGATAATGTAAAATCTACTTGTTGAAATTGGTTAAATGACTGTATTTGACCTCCTTCATCTTTTGAGTTAATAGGTATAATACCATCTGTTTTTAAATGATATAGTACAGTTTGCATATCCATACCTACATTTGTTGGTATTTGTGATGTGTCGTATACCACCGCTTTTCCTCCTGAACGAGCCATAGCTAATTCTATTTGGTATACTACAATATTATATAACATTTGTACGTTATGTAATAAGTCTACTATAGAAGTACTTTTCCCCGTGGTATTTCCTTTTATACATCCAATATAAGATAAAGATGTTTTCCCTGGGTCATCTACACTCCTAACTTGATTGTCTCTTCTTTTTGCTTTTACAAGAATCTTTCCTCCAATTTTAGTAGCCTCCCATATATCGTCCACCCATTTTGTTTCTACAGTCTCTCCTTTTCTTTTTTTGTATGTATCTCTTACCATTTTTCTAAAAGGCCTGTCAGGGTCGTATTTATTTGGAGATAATTTAAACTTTATAGCTCGTAATGATTTCCATTCTACTGTTATTACACGAACTCTGTTTTCTTTTCCGTATCCTGAGTCTAGCCATTGAAAATTATTATTATAACCTTCAGTTCCAGAACCAAAAGCATTTCTCATGCTGTCTAATTCTAACAAGTCATCTTTAGTTAAATACTCTTTAAACTCATCGTTAATTTCATTTACAGACAACCATCTTTCTTCTCCCACCCAAGATGAGTCGTCTAAATAATCTGAATGAACAGAATTGTCATATATTATAGAACGTGGGTCTACCCTACGTGCGTGAGGGTCTCCATTTACAATTCCTACTTTAAAAAATTCTTTTCCTGTAACTAACAAGTCTCTAAATCCTTCTTTAAATTTATCTTTTAAATTATATCTATTCAACACATATTCTAACCCATCTTGTGCGTTTTCTTCTACCATCTCTCTATAGTTATATTTCATATATGTACTTATATCGTCTGGCACGGGCATTCCTTGCCCTTCGTCAGTTATAGGAGCTCCGTATAATTCTTCAAACTCTGAATGTATTTCTTCTAACAAAGACTTCATTTGAATAGAAATTTTATGGTCTAATTTTCTTATAACAGCTTCTTTATTGATGGTAGAAACCTTCATATCTATAGGTCTTTTTAATTCCTCCCCTATAAGTAAGTCTATCTTAGGTGTAATGATTGGATAATTTACTAGTCTAGCTGGGTAAGATAATCCGTATTGCTCTGTAATATATGAGTAATCATCTTGATTTATTTCTCCATTATAGATTGCGTAATTTCCAATATCATTATTTCTTGACGTTGTATATGTGCTATCATTATGAGACATATATCCAACAATGGAATCTAATACGTCGCTACACCATTCTTTGTTTTTTTCTTTTTCTGAAACCATCATTGACGGAAACGAAGCTATTTTTCTTTTCATACTAATTTAATTTAATTGGAGTACCGTTAATACTCCTTTTGTAATATTTTAAACCTATGTCTATTGTTTCTTTTTCTTGCACTCTCATTCTGTAATTATCTATATTGTGAATTAAACATATACCAAAAGCCATAGCTCGGTCTGTATTTTTTAATCCGTAATTAGCTAACTCATCTATTAAATCTAAAAACCAAATTTCTTTAACATTTTCTCTTATATAATCATCTATCAAGTCCTCTAATAAAGCCTTCACTTGTTTGTTCATGTGAACTCCGTATTGATTTCTTGTTCTAGAGCCTGGATTATGAGCAGACTCTGGTTTTTCTTTTAAATATTTTAACGCATTCATACGTTTAAAATAATCTAATATACCTATCTTTGTATACTCTATTAACATTTTAGAGTTGTAATAAACAGCTAGTTTTAAACATCCGTCCCAGAAATCTTCTTTTTTAGGGGGTCTGTCAGTATATTCAGCTACCACGTAATCGCTTGGTATATTTGTATTTGCAAATCTACGATAAATTATCGCACTACCCAAGGAATCTGACGCTCCTGCTTCATCTTGGTCATAAGAATCCACTCCTCCTATGTCAATTCCGTTAAATTCTGGCATTGGATGAGATAAAATTTTAAATGGTCCTGCTGGATGTGGTCTCCATGAAACCTTTAATTCTTGGTCATCATTTAACACCCAGTCTAAATATCCTGACTGTATTTGATTCTTATAATCTTTACTTGCAAGTATTCTTGACCTTTGTGCATTTAGTAAAGATATATCAAATCTACTTTCTTTTGTATTAAGAAAAGCTTCTTCAATAGTCAAAGGGTAGTTCTGTATATGTAAATTGTAAGCTTCGTTATCTCCAGATTTTCTTATTACTTCTCTATCTTCAGTTAATTTGTCTTTAGCTCCATTAATATCTTCCACTCCTGTTTGTATGTCAAAAAATCCATAATAAGCTTTTGAAGCTGGTATAAACATAGGTATAAGATTATAAGCGTCAGAACTATAATACATATCCATAAAATCTTTAGAAGCTCTAGATATATCACCACCTGTACCTCCAACAATAGGAACCCCGAATTGTATATCACCATCCATAAAACATGCTTTAGATGACATATACGCATTTTTTAAATGTTTAAATTCTCCCGCTTCCTCAAACACCATTAACGAAGTTCTTTCTCCTTTAAATACCTCTGGATTATCCATTGTTCTACATATAATTGTAGATTGATATCCACCAATTTCCCACTTACCATCTTTGTTTTTTAGCTTGTAACCTGAACGTAATATACCGTCTGTGTCTTTTAATACCGAATGTTTAAAGTTAGGATGTATACCATTTAATCCTTTTTTAGTTTTATCAAAGAATGCGTCAGCGGTCGCTTGTAATCCTGCAGCTACACCTATATCGTTATATGGGAAGAATGTATATTCATGAGCAACCATACCAGAGTTCATATAAGAAAACCCTTTGTCCCTGGCTTTTATAACAATCATTCCCTTTCCTTCTTGTTTACACGTTTCGAACAAGTTAAAATATTCTCTATCCATTTCTCTGTACCATGGATGTATAAGAGATTTTCTTCCTCCTTTTTTTCCGCTATTAG